CGGGCGGTCAGGCTGCGCTGCGCCTAGAGCCATCTGCGGCGTTACTGCACCACCACCGTAGTCCCGGGCGAACTTTGCGTTTTGTTCTGCCGCCATACGTGATGCCGCGACTTGCGCCTCGCGCTGCTGCTGCTGCGCCTGAACGTCGGCCATCTGCGCCTGCAGCATCTGCTGTTTCAGCGCGCGATCCTGCGCCGCAGCCGCAGCGGCTTGCTTGTGCTGCAAATAGGCGTCATGCTGGCTCATCGCGCCAGCCAGGCGTTGCCCGAAGCTCATCGGCTGCGAGCTAGGCCCAGCAGCAGCAAGCAGACCGAGAGCCATCCGGCCCTCGTCGCTATTGAATACGTCGAGAAGTCCCATCACATCCCCTTATTGCAAGCCCATGCACATGACGGAAATCTTCGACCCAGATGACATACCAGCACTGCAACTGATCTGCACAGTCGTCGTGTTTGCTGCGTAGCTGTAAGTCGCGCCGGCTTGTGTACCGTTGACCATCACAATTTGCGGAGTGGCAGACCAAGCATTAGCAAACTGGATTGTCACGGATGTTGGCGATCCTGTGCCGAATACCACTTCGCACGCAGCGTCACAGCCTGCGATAGTTGCACCAGCGCCACCACCAGCAGAGATAGTCGGTACTCCATTGGAGTGACCGAAATACATCCGCGTTGCGTCAATTACCGCTTTCGTTTGCGAGCTAAGAATAATCTGCGTCGAATCAGCAACAAGCGAGGAGTTCGTGCCGAGTCGAGATGCGGACCTGAACGATACGGTGCCGTCACCGGCAGAGTTCGGACCCGTACCCGCCCGGATGGCCCAGCTACCTCCAGTCGTGGAGTTGTCGTTACCGTAGATCGTGCCGCCGAACTGCGTTACGTTAAAAACGTCAGTAGCCGATCCGGAAACGCCACCGATGACGCGGAATATGTTTTCAACCTGCGTCGAGAGTGAGGCGGACGATCCATCCAAACAGAGGACATGCCCAGCCGTCCCCGTACCAGACGACTTGCCGGTAAGCGTCAGTCCCTTCTGTCCAGCAGACGTAAACACCCACCCCCAGTTTTGTGCATAGGTCGTATTTGTCAGCGTCTTGTTTGCCGTCGCGCTACTGAGGTCGGACAGTGAGAACGACTGAACGCTGATCGGGGTTCCATCTGGCTTGGAATAGGACAAGCAGCGCCAGTTACCGGACCCGAGAGATTCAAAGCACCCAGAAGCGCCCGCAGAGGTCGTGATGTTCGCCGCAGTCGGCAGGATCAGAGACGTGGCGTTGTGGGTCAGCGTCAGAGCGCCGCTGAACGTTAGCCACTTGCGGATGCCCGCAGACACTGTGCCGAGCGAAGTGATAGTCGTCGTGCCAGTCACGTCTAGCGACATGGCATCCTTAGCGCCGATATCGCAAGTCGAAGCAGACGAAATTGTGTCCCGCGCCTGCGTGCTTCGGACTACGGCCTGAATCTGGCGCAGGTTGTCATCCAGATTTGTGGAGATTGCCGTCGAGCCCTGCGGCTGATTACTGCCTGCGGTCGTGCTCCACGAGTAGAGCGAGGTTGCGATATCTGCGCTCATCTCAGCCGCCCTTTCCGGGAAAGTAGTTCAGCAAGCCCGATGGGCCGGGGCCGACAATCTGGCTAACGCCCTTGCCGATGTTTTTGTACGGATCGCGCGGGTCGTAAGCAGTGCCTCCCGACATCTGGCGATTGATGAAGTCGCTCATATTCGGAGCGTTGGCATTGGCCCCATTGATGATGCTCGCCAGGTTGCCGTAAGCGGTTTTCTGCGCATCACTGAACGGTCTGGCTTGGTACTGATTGCTCAATGACTGACCCTGTGCAATCTGCTGCTTGATGAAGTCCTGAGCCGGCGCCCAAGGGTCTTTCGTGCTGCTGGTCGTCTGGTCTTTGGACGACAGGGCTCCAAGGCCAGCGCCAAGCAGCCCGCCTAGCGTTGAGCCGTTGCCGCTGGTGAGCGCAGAGACTGCAGGACTAACGACGGACTTGGCCGCTTCCCACAGGCCGCCACCGCCAGCACCTCCGCCCGCACCAGCAGCACCACCGGCTGCAGAGGTATAGCCGCCCGCGCCAAGGTTCGCGTTGCCAGCGGACAGCGTGTCGCCGCCCAGCCCTGCGCCGCTGCCCCAGGCTTCGGCAGCAGTCATGCCGCCGCCAGCACTACCAGCGCCAAGAAGGCCGTTGCCGCCGGTTGTGCCCATTGCGCTTAGTGTGTCGCCACCTAGGCCAGCCCCGCTACCCCACGCATCCGCTGCGGTCATGCCGCCAGCCTCAGCGCCGCCAGCCGCCGCGCCTCCCGCACCACCCAACGCACCAGCACCGACCACTAGGGCCAGATACGTCAGGTAATCCTTGGTGGTCATCTTGTTGTTGCCATTGCCCTCATTCATCAAGGCGCCGGACGGGTCATAGGTCGAATACCACTCCTTTGTTGGGTCTTTGTACTGGAAGGCTTGCGGGCCTTCCGTGTAGCCCGCGTTAGGGACGTAGTAGTCTCCAGCGTCGCCGCCCTGGTATATCGTCTTTGGTGCATACGCCGTTGACCATCCAGGCACTTCTTGCCCGGCAAGCAACTGCGCCAGGACATCGGCGGGGATGCCGCGCCCTACAGCGCGCGGGTCGTTTGCGTCGTAACGGGTGTATTGATTGGGCATGTCAGCCTCCGAAGATCTTGGAGCCAATCTGCCATCCGCCGATGGCGCCTAGCAAAGGGTTTCCGGGGTTGTTCTGCGAGCTAGTGCCGCCATTCCCGCCAGCTTGGTTCGCGCCCTGCATGAACTGCTGCCAGTAATTGAGCGGAGTGTTTTGTATCGTGTTGGCGTTTGTCAGACCCAAATTGTTCATGCCATACAGGTTTTGCGCATTGGTCCAATAGTTGTTGAACCCCTGCTGCTGTTGGCCAGCGTTGAACTGGTTCGTATTGAAGTTCATGTTGGCATCGAACTGACCTTGATTCTGCTTGCGACTGAGCGCGTTCTGGATCATCTGGTTGGCCTGACCAGTGTTGAACTGGTTCAGCGCATTACCTTGCCCAGCGTTGAATTGGCTGTTCTGGTTGAGCGTGCCCGCGTTGAACTGGGCTTGACTCTGAGCAAGATTGCTATTCCTGTTCAAGTCGTTCTGTCCGAGAGTTGACGCAAACTGGCCTTGTCCCAACCCAAGATTGGCGTTGAACTGCCCCATCTGGTTGCCCTGCCCAGCGTTAAACATGGACACCGCCTGCGCGCCAGCGAGATTGCGGCTCAGGTCGCCCGCGTTGTATCCGCTGTTAGCCATCCCGGCTTGGAGTTGATTCCCTGCATTGAACTGGTTCAGCCCCTGCGTGCGGTTGAGTGCGTTCTCCGCTAGGCCCTGCTGCGCCGTGTAGTCCTGCATCCGCGCGCCGGAAGCCATGTTGCCGATGTTCTTGCTCAGATCGTTCTGAGCCCGCCCACGAGCCGCTTCTACCCCGGTGTTTCCGAACGATCCAGACTGCGCCGCCTGCCGGTCAAATTGCGCGTTTGTCGTATCGTTGAACGCGTTCGTCATGTCCTTTGCAGCGCCGCCAATGCTCGCCTCAAGGTACGGATTCGCACCAGCGTAGGCATTGGTACCAGCACCTTGCGCGGCTTGGTAGTTGACACCCTGAGTCGTCTGGCCAAGGTACGGGTTAGAACCCGCGTACTGAGTGCCAACAGGACCAATCTGCCCAGGCGCCTGAGTCTGCTGCCCGATGTACGGATTGAAGGCTTGCGAGCTTTGCGCCTGCTGTTGATTCGCTGCGCCGAATGAACCAAAAGGCGTTTGCTGCTCGTAATAGCCGTAAGGCCCTTGCCACGGCTGTTGCGCGTAACCGTATTGCGAGAGCCCGAGATTGTCATCCATGTAATTTCCTAGACCAGAAGCCATTGAGTGCCATCACTAAACAACTCGCGCGATTGCCAAGCGGTTGTCAGTGAAGTTGAGCCAGCGCCGTCGATGTTTCCTGATGCGCTTGAGATGGTGAGCGTCGAAGTACCTGAATCAGCCCGCTTGATTACGATGCGCTTCCCGTTCATGCTTGACGCGCTCGGGATCGTCACCGTGTACGGCCCGCTAGTGCAGCGGATGATGTGATCGTTGACGCCTGCCGTATAAGCAGTGGATACCGCCACCGTCTTCCACAGCACCAAATTCGCCGCCTGATTGATCGAACGCGCGAACTCACTGAGGTAGTCTGCTAACTTCAGCCGAAACAAGTTGTCAATGTTCAGCGGAAGACGCGGGTCAGGGGTTACGCTATTCATAACCTTGAGTCTTCAGTCGCGGGGTGACCGCCTCAACCTCAACAGGCCCGACAAATTCAAGCTTGAACTTATGCCAGCGAGCCGACTGCAAAACGTCGTATCGATCCACGTTCAGAGTTGCCGAGCCAGTAGCCACGTCGGCCCCAAGCTCAGTGACTGCATATGGAGTCAACGTGCTATCAGTCGGCTTCGTTCGGTACTTAGCCCGCACACGGTCACAGAACGAGTAACGCTCCTGATCGCCCCAATAGCCCGTCGTAATCGAGCTATCAGAAGCAGAGCCGGTTAGCGTGTAAAGCACCTTGTCATCTCGAATGACCGCCATCACAGGAGCCGAAGCCTGCCAGAAAGGCGAGTCATAGCTGATGTTCGGCATCTGGTCGTATTGCGGATTGGAGATGCCGAGCGACGTATACAGGTTGTCGTATGTGATTTGCGCCTGGATTGTCTGCACGGGGTAGACCGTGACTGCCGCCCCTAGAGTCGCGTCGGTAGCGTGTCCCCACCGATCCGCGGCGTAGTTGTAGACCAACACGCTATCGAGCGTTGTGCTTGAGCCTGACGGATACCACCACCAGACCGTAGATGTGTTGCGGTCGTGAATGCCTGCGATGAGATATGCGTACTGCTTGTTAAGGCGCGCAAAGAACCATTCGCGGATGCCGTCGCCAATCGCTACGGGCCTAGAGCCATCGAAGCGATACACGTTCTCGTAGCCGATGAAAAGGTGCGCTGTGCCAGTCGAGACAACAGCCTCGTTCGACCATGTGCCGATTTCACCCGGCACAAGCTGCCAGTCGAACACATCGGGCGGGCCGACGTACTGCCCGACATGGATTGCCCGATTCTTGTAGGCAATGACCTGATCGCCTAGCCGCTTCATGGCGATGATCTTGCCGGGGGAGCTAACGAGAAGGCCGCTCGTTGCTTGAGTGGCCGCAGAAGGCGCCCATGTGCCCGTTGCGTTAAAAAGCTGAGAGCACCACCAACGGTTGCCCTGATCGGCGTTGGGGCCTCCAGTGATCGCCAGGCCGGTGTCGTCCGTATTGCCAAGCACCACGAAGCCGCCGACTGTCTCCATGCACGCCGCTTTGGGGGCGTTTGCTACGTCAGCAAATGCGCCGCTTGTGCTGCTCTGAAGTACGGTGGCCTTATTGATCGCAAGCGTGGTATCGCCGAACTGCGCGAAACACCAGCGGATGTCGCCTGTCGTGTACGAGCCTGCCCGGCTGCGATCCGTCCACGTTCCGCCCGATCCCTCGTACAGTTTGCTCTGCGTG